ACGTTTTGTGAGCCACCCCAAGTTACGCAAGTTTTCACTAAAATCTTTGATGAGTTTGAGGTTGGTGTGATAGAGAGCGACATACCTGTAAGATCTGTAAAAGATGATGAGGTAGTGTTAAAAGTATCTGTTTTAGTGGTTTGAACTATCTGTCCCAGTTTACCTCCGCCAAATCCTGTAGCAGTTCCGCTATTAGCAATTGTGACACCACTTGGAATTGTGAACGTGTCTCCACTGTCGCCGAGCGTAAGACTTGTTCCTGATTGAGGAGTTAATTTATCTACTTCAAGTGTTGACATCTATACCACCACTAAATTTCCTGTAACTGTCACAGTCCCTGTTACTGAAACGGGGCCTGCTAATACTCCCGAATTAATTGTTTGATCATCAGAAATAGTTGAGTTGTGTGTGTTAATATAAGTTGCAGCAGTCATACTTGCTGAAGGAGTTTGTTTTGCAGGTAATGTACAAATTACTATTTTTGTTCCTGCAGAAAAATCTACTAAATTATCAGAGTTAGAAGAAGAAAAGACAGTTGTTCTTGAAAGAGTATCGGGACTAGCGTCTGTCACCGTACCTCTGCCCACTTCAAATTCTGAGCCAGACTCACCAAATATGGAATAAAATGTTTCTTTACCATTACCTACGCCAGCTACAAAAGTATCAAAACCTGTTGCTGCGCCTGCTAATTGAATGGTGCCTGTTCCTGTTGAGGTGGTAGTTTCTTTCACACGATCATTTAATACAAAATCAGCCATTCTTTAATTTATAGCACTAAGCCGCCTCCGTGTCATCTACTTCTGTCCATGTATTTGAAGCACTGTCACTAACTGTACTCCATGAAAATGATGCTGTGTCACTGACAGGAGTCCAACTATTTGAAACTCCTGGCTGTACTTTTGCCCACGCACGAACTATAGGATTACCGAGAGCAGTGCTTACACTAATGCCTGTGGGGAAGACTCTGTGTTCTGGAACTGCGGTAACACTAGCTAAGGTTGAAGTTATTGGTATGCCTGTTGGATTAACTTGAACATTGGGAAGAATTACCCCTCCGATATTAGATGTTATTGTAATTCCTGTTGGAAAAACTCTAGCATCTCCTAAGAAAACTGCAGCTCCTACTGTCGCTGTAAGTTCAATACCCGTAAAAGTAGCGGTAACACTTGTGCCACCTTGGGCACCAAAAGAATCTCCTGCAAAAGTTGTAGCACCAAAGAACATAGTTGTTTACCTTGGTATACTAGGTCAGTCTTAATATAGCACTTGAAGCGTCGTTTGTTGGAAACTGAACTGTAAAGGTTCCTGCTGTTGATGTTTTATCAGATCCGAAGTCTAATACCATAACCGCAGCATTTGTGTTAGTCGTTGCTGTAGTGTTTGCATTATAAATAACGCAACCTCGAGCAGTGATTGTTGCGCTTGTAAAACTAATATCACTAAAATCTATAAAAGATGTGTTGTTGGTTTTGCTTGCACCTGTGTTTGTAAGGTTGCCACCACCTGCAGCATAAGTGCCTGATGCACCTACTTCTTGAGAAGTTGTATATGCAGTTGTTGTATTACTTAAAGTTGCGGAACTTGTGTATAAAGCTAATTTAAATAGATCGCCACCAGAGGATCGAAAGTCATGTTCACCTTCTAACAACTCTTTCTTGAAGCTATCACATACCGCTTGTGTTATTGCCATGTCTAATTACCTCCGGGGTCAACCGATTTAAGAGGAATACGAAGGACCCCATCTGCATATTCGTCTCTACGTTTTCTGCCCATTTGAGTCTGCGCTAAACCTTGCACTGACTGAGCATACTTTTGATCGTATAATTGCACATATGTTGGATTTTTCAAGTATGAAAAGGTTTCTGACAAAGTGCCATAAAGTAAAACATCTGATGCGGTATTAGATAAATAAGTCGTGGTTGTTGTGCCCCCGGTACCATCACCTAATCTTTCTGGTGTTCTATTATACCAAAGCTCTACCGTCAAAGCTGCATTAGGTGTAGGAGCCACAATAAATGTATCTTTATCCCAATTTGCATAATATTTTGGAGTGCCTTTATTATTGACACGATCTACATTATACTCATCAATGAAAGTGGTATCTTTTTGTTCTAACCAAGTTCTATCCGCATTTCCATCAACAATTTGCACTCCTCTTTCAAAATCAAAATCATCTGGTAAACTAATGAAAGGATTATCTACGACAAGAGTAGAAGTAGAAAATTTTCTAAATGCGTCTAAATCTAGTTCTCTTTGAATTTTATTTTCAACATTTGTAATAAAAACATTTATCACCGAGGTTGTTAAGACTTCTGATCCAACCTCTGTGTAATCTCTAATTTGTGTTAATAATTCGCTATAATTCATATTATTGTAATAGATCCTCCCATGGCTGGATGGTTCGTGCAGTAATAATATAGTGTAGGTGTCGAAGAATCCACTGTTAATATTAACTCTCTAGTTTGAGTCGCTCCTGTGAACGCAGCTATATAACTTGCTTGATCTGTGAGTGTATTACCATTTAATCTATAAGCTACATTAGTTGTATAGGGAGACCCTCCACCATGACTACCGTCTGATGTATCGCTCAGCAACATAGGGTGTCCTTGTGAGCTATTATCACTAAATGAAAAAAGTCGAACTTGACCTACTTGAAACGTAAAATTTCTTTGTTCAACGCCGTCTGTATAATAAGCATTACCTCCACCACCTGATTTTCCAGCCACAGTCATGGTATATATTTGAGTAGACTCGGGGCCGACAGTTGCTTGTCCCAAGCTAGTTAGCACAGAAAGTCTTTTTGTTTGTGGAGCAGGCAACATTCCATCTGATTCAAAAGCAGAGGATCCTGGTACAGCACCTGCAAACGCTACAGTTGCTTCTCCAACCGCAGGTCTAGGATTTTTTAAGGCTTCAGCATCAGCCGCATGATAAGGGGGTTCTAGTTGAGGATGTTTAGGTTCATAACATTCAGGGCAAACTAATAAACCGTTCCATTCTTTTTTTAAATCTAAATAATCATATTGTTGCCCGCATCTATCACAAATAGCTTGTGAATGTTTTCCAACTGCGAAAGTCATTGTTATGTCCTAAAATAATTTTGTGGCACCAAGTGAACAGAAGTTCTTTGACCGTCTTCTGTCAATGCTCTTTGTAACTCATCCTCGTAATACATTTTCATTTCTTGAACTCTACCGGGCATATGCTTTTGAGCAAGATAGAAAGATAAACCTGAAACCATACAAGGTAAAAATCTATAAGGAGCATCAGGAGTATTTGTGTAAGCTCCTGCATCTTCTATTCTAGCTACATAAAAATAATTAATTTGAGTGTTTGTTGTGTCAGGAGTTAAATATAAATTTATTTCAACATTAGCTAAATTTCTTCTGACATAATATTGTGTTGGAGTTCCTGTTGAACTTTTATTCGGAATAGCTTGATACTCCGATCTTGAAATTTTTGTCATGGTAGTATCGGTCGTACCATTTCTAAATACTGCTTCTAAGACATCACTGCAATCAGCAGGAGCAGTGTAAGTTGTAGTGCTGGCTACTAGGTTTTGAGTATGATTTGTTACCTTCCAAAGATGCACTCCTCTATTACCCCATTCAGATAATAAAAGATTTAAACTTCTTCTAGCTGATTTTAAATCATAACCTGTTCTTGTTTGCTTACCGATTCGCTCGAAGGATTCTTCGATGACGTCATCAATATTCAAATCAAAACTTGTTGTACCTGAAGTAGCCATACTAAATTACTTTTTCTTTTTCATCATTCCGCCACCACGTTTCTTCATGATAGCCATTCCGCCGCCACGTTTCTTCATGACTTGTTTTTTCTTAGCCATTCCGCCGCCACGTTTTTTGATTACTTGTTTCTTTTTCATCATGGTAATTACCTCTTTTTATTTAGTTGTTCATACGTACGTTGCCTTTCAGCCACTACCTCTTCGTAGTAGTCTTTAGGCCATTTCTCATAATAGCCTATCTTATGCAGTTTGCAACTCGCATCGTAGAGTTGTTTGAACTTTTGTATAAGCATCATAGAATACTCTAGATCTGAATGCTCTACAGGTTCTTCTGTAGGATCACATAAAAACTCCTGTTCGTTAGGATCAGCAGGAGTTTCGGGATGAAATCCCATAAAATATACATCTCGTCGATTGTATGTTTTATTATAAAAATCTATCTTTTCTTGAAACTGTTCAGGAGAGTATTGCTCAAAAAAAGGATCACAATAAATAATTATATCGTGTTGTTTTTTATTCCAAGATTTAATAACTGAAGTTAATTGTTTTTCGTATTTAGATTTATCCATGCGAACCTCTATTCGCACTTTATTATCTTTTCTCCATTTAGCTGCAAAAGGACAGGCTGGAAAACCGATGTGTTTGTTAATTGGCTCTAAGACAGTCTTAGACCAATTAACTACATCAAGCTTTATTTTTTCTGCTTGTTTTTTTCTTGACAAAAGTTTTCACATTGGTTGGTTTGCCACCAACTCCTTGTGCTCTAGATCTTTTTCTTGATACTGCTGAACGTCTTTGACTTTCGCTCATTCTTCTTGCTTTAGCGAGAGGGACACACTTTGGATACTTTCGTTTTGCATCTGCTTTTTGTTTTGATCTACCACATTTAGCAAAACTACCATCTTTCTTTTTGGATCCTATATCGACCCATTTTTGCTTAAACCACTTGTCTAATCCTTTGTGACCAGACATTACATTCTTTTGGTTTTCTTTCGCTTACTGGACATAACAGCGCCACATCCTTTAGCGATACCACCTTGATTAAAACTAGAAACTTTTTTACGATCTTGAGATATTTTATTGAAGTCTACGATTTCTCCACCCATAGCTTTTTTTTGACCTTTAAAATCTTTTCTCTTTACGCCACTAGGATCTTTTATCTTACCGGCACAAATTCTTGATGCATAGGCATTAGCATATGCGCTGGGGTAGACTTTAAATTTTCGCTTTGCGGCGGCTTTTCCTCTTGGACATAATTTTGTCATTTTTCTTTTTACTCCTCACTCCCGGTTTCATTATTTGTTGCCTCATCTGGGCTCGGCTGATCGTCATGAACGCACCTCGCACACTCGCACATGCAAGATGTGTTTAAAGCACAATGACAAAGACATCCACAGAGTTGACATTGTTTCATTAATACTCCACGGTTTTAATAAGAAACTCTTCTATCCAAGCTATCTTATCATCCATTTGAATTATCTTAGATTTTATTACAGCAATATCTTGTTGCATTTGTGCAACACTATCGGCTTTCTTTTCTACTGCGTTTAAGCGCTCAGACCACATACCCCATGTCATGCCGACTGTTGCAATCAGCACAACATAAGGCAGGACTGTTTTCATCTCTATCTTAATCGACATACACAATCCTCATCTGTTTTACAATCGCACATGGTTTACTCCTAATTACCTTTTGCGGACATGCCGCTTAATGGATTATTTAAAGCTTTATTTATCTCTAAGTCAAGGTTTTCTTCAATGAGTTTGAGTTCGTCCATGACCTCTCTAGTATCTTCTTTTTGTCTATCTTCCACGTCATTTACGATCTCAGTTATGTGGCGCACGTCTTGCTCCATGTTGCGTAAATCTGTTTTGAGGTCGTCCTTGAGTTCCCTGCTAACCTGAGATATTAGGCTTATTTCTTCTAAAACTAAATCTAGTTCGCTTTTCAAACCAGCTATTTGCTGTGTGATCAATTCTAATTGTGCATTTGTATTGCTCTCTACAAGTGCAATCTTCTTATCAAAACCAGAAAGGTCCGGCTCCTGATAGGCCTCAATAGCTGCAGACATATCTTGAAACCGTTTATATATTTCAAAGCCACCATACAAAGCACCCACGGCACTACTAAGTGCAAGGATGATTGCCATCATTTTTCCTCCCTTAAAGGAAATTCCGCCTATCGAGACTTCAGCCATTGTGAGTTTACCATATCATTCATTGTTTCATTTTGAGCCATATCAAACA